TGCTTCCTGTATAAAGAAGCTGCAGCCTGTCGATAAACCAGTCTGTCCAATATTGCCAGAATTTATACTCTGGACAGATAGAAATTTCCTTTTATATAGGAAGAAACAGGCTTTTTGTTCTGCTTTTGTTGCTATTTTTTATATCCTGTATCAAATTTTCTGACATGGCATTGGATTAAATTTATTATCCGCTGCATATTACTCCAGTATTTTTACCTTGTGCACCACACCGTCAATGCCGCGTGCGGCGAATTGCTGCCGTGCGATCTCCGCCAGCTCTTTTGTCCAGACATCCGCTACCGATACTGTATAGATCACGCCCGGCTCCACCGCAGGCTGCGACCACAGCATCGGATCCTCAAAGGCTATGTCAAGGTCTACATCGCCTTTGATGCCCGGGATCTCGCCGCAGCTCGTGTACTGCCACCCAGATATATCACCGTCAACATCAGGCTTGAATTTCTGATCCGGCTCATCATCAAACCGCATTGTGCGATAGCCTTTGTAGTATCGAGCCACCCATAGCCGTGTGCCAGAGAACGCATTAAACTCAAACCAGTGCTCCTTATATACATAAAGTCCAACATACAGCCCAAAGCTGTACCCTGCTGCTGTGATGACCTCCCGCGCCGCTCTGATGCACTCTGTCAGCTTTCTGGCTCCCAGCGGACGCAGCACATCCCTATCCTCAACATCCCACCATACCATTGTACCTGTCAGATGATGTGATCTCAACAGTTCCACGACCTGCTGTGCTTCCTGCCGCGCTGCGTCCTGTGTAGCTGCGTAGGTATACTTATATACAGACACAGGTATATTGTGCTTCCGGCAGCTCTCCAGATTTGTAGCAAACTGATGGTCTGCCTTGCCTGATCGGCGCACGCTGCGCAGGATTGCAAAAGAAACCTTTGCCGCTGCCACCTGCTCCCAGTCAATCACGCCCTGGTTATCTGATACGTCAATTCCTTTCCACATACTTCTCCTCACTTAACCTCACTTTCTTTTGTACCCCACGCTCATCCCTGCGCCAGCATCGTTTATCACGGTCGTTGTTGGGCTGTAGGTTCGCAATGACCTGTATTTTTCAAGTTCTTCGGTGGATAAGGGTCTCTCAGTTGGGTAAGTTGCATATAGTATCTTGACTTTTTTTTCGGCTAACAGATTTAGCATCTGATCATCATTTTCATACAACTCCGCCGGAATTGAAACATACATTGCTTCTGTTTGAGATTCGTTCGAAATGACATACGCTGGATTGCCACTACTGACGTTCGCCACAAATCTTAAGCAATTTGACATTATCGTATGTCTTGTTTTAGCCCTTTTCCGTGGAATTGAAAAAAAGTAAGCGGAAACAATGTTTTTACTGGAAACACCACTATTCTTTGTCAGCGAGGTTATCCCTTTCCCAAATTCTGCAAATGCAACATTCTGTACATATACACCCCGTTTTAAGTCCACTTCATCGCACAACCACTGCTGCCCTGATGCATCGGTGTAGTTTCCGTTGTCTATTGTCGGAACGCCCGGAAGCCCGTTTGGTGTGGGGATGATGAGCGTCTGGGCTGGCCTGTAGGGTTCGTATTCCGTAGCAACTGTGCCAAACTCGATTTGAGGATAAATGACTGTATCAATCGGTTTGCCTAATTGATCTGATGTAATGTAGATAAATAGTGCATAATTACTAGGATCATAAGTCATTTTTTCGCCGCTTAAAACTATTTTCCCGTCAGTCGGTTGCGTGGCGGTTAAGCCAACATTGGAAAACTTAATACGGGACAAATTGATATATGTAACAGCGGTAGGCGTTCCCACGCATCTGATGCATCCGTCTGATTGGACAGTATATTTGACACCATTGCGCTCAATTTGCGTTCCTGTTCCACCTAATAACGGATATGGAAACGGAATTAAATTTTTACCCAGCACCTCAACACCTATCTCCCCGCTCTGCCCCGTGCTCTTAATCTCCTGCGGGTACTCCGGGGACGGGGATGGCTTTCCGCCAGTGTAAGGTTCGTAATTGGATGTAGTTGGCTGTATTTTGGATATCATCACCTTAACCTTGCCGTTGAAGGCTCCATTAGTCCGAAGAAATATTCGGAATTTATCTCCATCCATTACTACCATTTTATTCACAGATCCTTTGAGGGCAGCTCCTATTTCAATACCTTTTCCTTGTCTCCATGCATTTATGTACATCTCCACATTTGCATTATCTGAATAAATATAATATGCACCCGCTGTCAGCAACGCAAATTCATCATACGAGCTTTCATAGCTGAAACCTTCCCTGCCTAAAATATAAATAGCTGTGTACTTTTGAACATCAATTTGTACTCCATCCGCAAAAACCTCGAATCCATCGCCCTTCTGCCCCACCTCAAACGGCAGGAGGTTTGCCCCTGTCGTGCTCTCCTGCGATGATTTGCCGTGGAGGGTTAGGGAGGTAAAGCGGTTTCCTTTGACCCCCTCCAGCAGGGCAGGGTTGCCTGTAACAACCGTCTGCTCTCCTGCCCCTCCCATGCGATACAGCACGCCCGGCGACGCACCTATATATCCCATGCCTGTAATAAATTCCGGTTCGATTTTTCTCATAGCTACCACTCCAACGCCTGTACTTCAACACAGTTTTCTTCCGCTGCGTCCGACATAACATACACCGTATCAATTAAATCTCCATACTGCCCTGCACAGAAAGAGACAAGCAGCTGCGCGCCCTCTGACGGGATACGGATCATGCCATCTGTTTTCGTGCTATCCGGTGTTACGCCTACCCAGATGTCCCCTGCTGAAAAATTTTTTATCATCGCCCGGCGGCACTGCGTCCCCAACTGGACAGGGACAATCTTGCCTGCCTGCGTGGAAGCTGTCTTTACGTTTAATTTTTTCATGATGCACCTCCATCATTTCACAACGAAATTCTCCCATTTCTTATATGCGTCCACATAGGTTTCCTGTTTGTCACCGTTGTGGGTAATCTCATAATACATACCGTCTGAAACAGTCGTACTAAGTAGCACCTTGTGATTCTGCAGGGACTTGCAATACCAAACCACAAATACGTCATCCTCTGCAATTTGCTTCTTATCGGTTTTGTCCGCGCGACTGTTAATATAGTCCACGACAATCTTCTTGCATTTCTCCAAAAAATCTTTGCTTCCCATACTTTCAATCCTCCGCATAATCTTCGATCACAGCAGTCCCATACTCAATGGCACAGATCTTTTCATCTTCTGCTCCTTATTATTTTTATGGGGCGACCGAAGCCGCCCCCAAAATCACGCTTAACCCTGCGCCGGGAGATAATCGGATCACCTTACCCTTTCTTCCGTTCCGTCACCCTGAGAATCAATCTTATTCTTCAACACAGAGACATATTTCATCAGCCATTCCGGCACCGGTGCTCCCATGCGTCCTGCATTTTCGATTATGGATAATAATTCGTTAAGGACGTACCATACTGCTACCAGCAGTCCAAAAAATGCCTTTGTCGCTACTTCAAATCCTGCCTCCGCTGCCACTCTGAGAATCAGATAATCAACAACCATCGCCACAGCAATCACGCACAGGTAGCCTACTTTTTTGATGATGCCCTCCGCACCGCGCCGGGAACACCATCCATACGCCGGATCATCCGGATGGTCAAGGGCCTCCCTCTTGCTGGCCAGCATCCCTGTGATGTAATCCATAACCATCATCCCCATCAGCACGCCCATGACGGGGAGCAAAATTCCCATTTTTGCCGACAGCCATGCAATAAACGCTGCTACCGTCCCCTGAATTGCAATGTATACCTGTTTCATGTGTTCCTCACTTTCTCCCATTTTGGGCAAAAAATAAGAGCCTTTCAGCTCCTGTTTACTCTGTCACTTCTTTCCACTGTCCTTCGGTCCCCATCACTCCCGGTTCCCATACGTTGTTGTCTACCAGAGACTCCCAGATTTTGCTCTTATGCCTAACTCTATCGCCCTTTTTATATCCGTTGGTGCTTAACGGTTGCTCCCAGTCCGGCGTTACGTTAGGGTCTGGGATGAGAACCTTTGCAAACAGGGACGGCGCCGCCTCTGGTGTCCACTGTGCCTGCTTGTCGTGATCGGTGAGCACGTTATACAGCACGCCTTTATAATTGACGCGCTGCCCTTTGGTCAGATGCGTCCCGCTTTCCAGCGCTTCCCAGTCAGCATACAAAGACGGCACGCGCATCGCCTGCGCATCTGTATTATCAACCGCGCTGATCTTAGCCTGCCACAGCATTGCTTTCAGATTCTCTTTTGCCTTTTCTGTAAACATATTATTTGCCCTCCAAAATTCCGTTGATTGCATCGATGCCAGATGCGATACTGGATACATCGTTTTCCAGCTTTGCGACCTTATCAGTCAGCCCTTCCGGAAGTTCGGCTGTTTCAACTTTCTCCATGTGTACTGTACAGACATCCACATGTGTTTCTGCAAATCCGCTTTCTGTTGTCTTGTCCTCCTGTGTGTAATCAATAGACGATACAATGTTTGGAGTATATTCGAGCCTCGCAATTTTTTTGAACCCAGCATATCCATACATCAGATCAATGCCAACATAATATCGCATTACTGCTGTATTATCCGGGTTTGAAAATGATTCGATAATGCTTGCTACATCCTTGCTAAGAACAGATATATGTAAGCTATTCCCGCTCTGGGAAATTCCGTCGATTTCCAACTCTTTCCCCGATTTGAATACAATTTTTTTCATAACAATACCTCTTTTCCCTA